TCACCAAAAAGAACCCCAACTTTTGAAACTGTTTCTGATAAATCTGAGGCTGCCTTAACTCCATCAATGGCTACTTTTACAGAAAAGGCTGCAACAGCAGCAGTAGCAGCAGCTAAAGCTAATCCTGCTTTCTTGCCAAAGTCGCCTAACTTATCGCCAAAAGATACTGTTTTCTTTTCGCTCTCATTCATTCCCTGAACAAATTGTTTTGTTTCAGCTAGAATTTCGAGCTTGAGGGTGCGGAAATCTTTAGCCATTAGTTACCCCAAACCTTGACAACATCATTCATCTCATTAGTCCAGCGTTGAGTTAATTCAGGCTGAATGTCGCGAAGCGTCGGATAGATAAACCAACCTCTTGATCCGCCACCGTAACGCCCTGACCATGCAGGAAATTGTTTATACTTGCCTGATCCAAATTCAAGTCCTCGCCAGAGCATTTGAGTTGTTGCTCCACCACTAAAACGCTGACCTGCAAATCCGTAAGATAAACGACCAGTTTTTGATGTCTTGGAAACACTTGCACCATCGACAACTCTTTTAGTTCCTTTGGCTGATTTTTCTCGTTTAGCACCTGCTTCAGCGATTTCGCTTTTCGCGTAGTTAGCCAAATCATAAGAGATATTCTTAGCCTGAGCAGTTGCATCATCGCCCATAAGAGAAAAAGCTTTGGCAAGTTGGCGCAGTTCTTTTTTGGAGTATGCGCTAAGCCCATCATCTGCCATTCCTTTTCTCCAATATCTCAATCGCGGTTAATATGTCGTCTGCATCAGTCCATTCACTCATTGGTATTTGTGTGGCTATTGCCAACTCAACCAATACTCTGTTTAGACTTCCTGCTGGATGACTTTTGGGTTCACATCACCGACAATTAAATCGGCAACTGTTTCACACCATACATCAAAGGCTTTAACTGGTTTCCCAGCTGCTTCTCGCTTATGTGCGTGATAAGCAAGAAACATAAGATCAGAAATGCCCATTTTTTCTTGAGCATGGGCAATAGTGTTCCCAGTTTCCTTTTCCCACTTTCGCCACTCTGGGGGTTGGGCAATATAAGTTGCTTGCTCCCCAGAGCCCATATATTCAATTGTTATAGATAATTTCATTTGTTTGCTCCCGTTTTATTTCTTAACTAAATGATTCTGCTGGTGTTCCAATTACTTGGAATGATAGTGAAACTGTTTGTGCATCTGGTGCGGTTCCGCCTGCTGATGGAAAGTTTGGCAGGATTTGGAATGTAAATGTTGCGCCAGTAGCAGCTGTTAATACTGTGCTGATTCCTGTGTTAGGTGCTGATTCCGCAGCGCTCCATAGGATTTCACAAAGAGATCCTGCAACGCCCCAATCTGCAAGCATTTCAACATCAAAAGTAAAGTTATCATCGATAACCTTAAATGATTTGCCGTCGAGTGTTTCGTATGTAACGCGATTTCTCTCGCCTGATAGTGTTGCTGTCGTTGCTTGTGCATCGAAAGTGTTACCGCCGATTGTGAAGGTAACATCCCGACCCGTAATTACGGTGGTAGGCATTTTCGCTCCTTAGGTTGTTTGTGTGTAGTAGGTTGAAACATTTATATCAGAGATCAACATAGTTGATGCTCCAACTTGTGTAACTGTTGGTCTTTCGACCTCTCCGACAATATACCCATTTGGGATGACTGCCAGAATGCTCATTATTAATTGCTCGATGTTATCGAGTGATGCAGGATTGCTGTTATAGGCAACAACCGCTGAAATAGTTAAATTAACTTTACAACGAACTGATGATTTGCCAATTGTTTCAATTTCAAGATACGGTGAATCTGGAATGCACACCACAGCTGGAGGAATTACGGACTCTGGAACGAAGGCGTAGACATTTCCCAAAACACCAGAAAGAGCTGTTGCAAGTGGTTGTCTAACTGATGAAAGAATAGTTGATGCTGGCATTTATTGACACATGCTTTCGGTGTCCATGTAACTGCCTAACAGCCCAACACATTTATTGAAAAGCGATCTACCCATGCGAAACGGAGTTGAAGTGAAATCTACTCCTTCGATTTGTCCTCCACCTGCAAGTCTGGCTTGAAAGACTTCGACTGATACTGTGTAGACAGCTGATTGAACAGCTGCGTTTCCAACATAAGTTGATGCTCCAGATAAAGTTGCGACTCCAGATGGAATAACATTTGCTTCGATGATGTCGGCATTTGTGATTGCAGCTGAGAAGGTATATTGCCCAAGATTTTCTGCAAGTATTGTTCTTGTTCCATTGTAGGGGCTTCCGCATCCTGTGATGACAACCGATTGATTTTCGGTAAATTCATGTATTCCTAGTGTAGTGAAAGTAGCGACATTATCTGTCAGCGATACTTTCTCGATTGGTGCTTTGAATGTAACTAGCATTGGCAGAATGACTGTTTCTGCTGTGTCAATAATTTGGTTTAGATAAGTGTCATCATAAAGAGAAGAAGATACGCCAAGCACACTTCTTAACTGACTGGCAGTAATAATTGTAGGCAAAACGCACCTTCCTCTCTAGACTCCCATTAATGGATGCCTGTGATCGGGAGCAACCACAGGCACTCAGTTAAATTAGGCTACTGCTAGCTTGCGGAATGCGGTTGGGTAGCGATTAACTACGCAAACATATCCGTAGATACCAATTTCAATGCGTCCGTTTGCAACGATATTGGCACGAAGTTCTACTGTGCCACTCTCGTGGAATCGCATTGCTTGTGATGGATAAACCAAAGCATGCTTGGCGTTAGCATCATCACCTGTGTAGTTAGGGCTTACAACTAAATCAAGTCCAGCAACTGTGCCGTTTGTTGATCCTTGTGTAATCACGCCAGCAGCATTTTGTGGTGCTGCTGCTGCAAATAGTGGACGGCTATCAGCTGTTGCTGCAAGTAATCCAGCAAAGTCAATGCCGTTTGTTCCACCTGAAGGAGCAACCAATAGTCGATTTGGTGTAAAGCGCATTACGCCATAGGAATCAGAAATTCCATCAACGATTGATGCGTAGATTGATGCGCCAGTTGATGCACTTGCATTCTGTGATGCGATTTGTGCAGCATATTGATCGGTTTTTTGTGCATAAGATGCAGCTAACTCACGAACCAATAATTCTGCGAATGCTGGGTCTGAACGATCAAACAACTCAACATTAACTACATTAGCACCAGCGAACTTAACAATTGTGTCTTCTTGAAATGTAACAGCGGTGTCAGTTGATGAAAACTCTGAACCTTCTGAAGTTACTGCAACAGTTGCTTGTGCGCCCAACTTAGGTGTGAAAATTTTCATTCCTGTTGCTGGTAGTGGTGCTCGCTCAATTGAATCAATAAATGGACGGCTTGAATCAATTATGCCGATTAGATCACGCAAATAATTTGGTGGAACAGTTCCTGTGTTCTCAGTAACTGTTGCAATCTGTAATGCTGCAAGTAGGTCACGAGCATCATTGTCGCCACCTAGTGCTTTGATTTGTGCATTTAGATATTGTCCTGCTGTAACATTTGTGTCAATGCGTGGCTTTGTATATGCCATGTATTGAGCAGTTACAACTGGAGCTTGTGCCGCTTCTACCGCTTCGGTCGCGATAGGAGCTTCAGAAATAATTTCTGACACTTTGTTCTCCTTTGTTGTGGTTTCCTCAGCGGTTGCTTCGGAATTCTCTGGTGTTTCACTAGCTGCAACTTCAGCAACTCTTGCGCTGTCGATTGCAGGTTCAGTTACCAAACTGACCTCTTGTAAAGAACTTTTTTGGATGCGTAATACGCCTTCGACATTTTTCCACTCGTTAATTTTAACTCCAACACTAAAGCCGTCGCGCAATCCAGTAGCTGCCTCTTCCAAAGCGTCATCCGCAGAAAAAGTTTTTGCCAGACGGAAGGTCGCCTCTAAACCTGTATCTGTTGCAGTTATATCAACAAGTTTTCCAAGTGGCTTTGTTCTTTCGTGCTCAAGCAATAATTTGACAGGCTTTGAGAAATCAATGCTGTCTTTTTCAAATACTGTTAATCCTGCGCTAGTTGAACCTTGCTCATCCCATGTAACAATCTTTCCTGAGATTGTGCGCTTGTTCGTATCGGCAGCTGTTATTTCTATTGGGAAATTAATCTTCATCGGATTAAGTCCTCCTCCTCTTGGATTTGCTCAATGCTCATTGCACCGATGCGGTTTAGGATTTCATAAACTTGAGCACGCTCTAATGCTGAGCCTCTCAAGAAATCATCAATGTCAAATCTTGTTTCAATTCCATTAGGGCAGAAATCGGCTTGAGATAATCTTTGTTCAATTGCAGTTAAAATTGGTCGTAATGAAAAATCAATTAATGCTTTTCTTTCAGCAGTCATGTTTGAATAAGTCATTGAAGTAGTTTCAGCAGATACGAAACTTGCAGGAATTCCGCTTGCTCTGCTAATTTCCAGAGCGAGGTATTGACGCGCTTCATTGAGTTGAAGTTTGGCAGGATCAAAACCTAATGCTTGTAATTCAACATCAGCATTTAAGAATGCAGTTGCTCTTGTTGATCTTGACACTCTCCATGATTCTAATAACTTTGTAATTCGCTCTGGAGTAAGATTTGTGCCATTTGATTTAAGAACCATTTGTGGCATTGGTTCTTTTGCATACATTTCAGCTGCTTTTTCTAATTCAGCAGCAGCTTTAATTGTGCGACCTGCACGATTTAGAATTCCTTCATCTAATCCATTAAATACAATTAAAGATCCAATTCCAAATGGTGGAACTCTTTTACCATCTACTGTGTAATATTCAATTTCTGTGCTGTTGCCATTTAATGATGCAAATACTCTGTTAGGTGCAATTCTTGTCCATGCTCTAATTCTTGAAGCATCAGTTGAAGCATAAGAATCCATAACCATTCCATAGCCCACGCCATATAGCAAAATATCTTCTGCCAACCAACTGTAAATTGCAGAACCTGCAACTCTTGGATCTGGTTGCATAATTACACGATTTGGTCTTATGTGTTCATTTGTAAAATGATTATATTGTTCAAGCGGTAAAGATCCGACTGTTGAACAAATTATATTTCTTGCGCGTGCTCCAGATGGTATTGCCATATATTGTTCACGCGTTGCAGTTGTTGTTCCAAATAAAATTCCGCCAACTAATTGTTGAGCGTTGTAAGGTGCAAGTGCAGCAGCAACATCTACTGGTTGAATTGTCTGCTTTGTGGTAAAACGATCAAATAATCCCATTAGCACATAATATACCATATATCCTAATTATCCGACTTGTATATCTATTTCCGTTTCTGGTTGTGTCGCAAAATAAGTTACTAAAGCGGTTGCCACAGATGCACAAACTGCAACCCTACTCGCTCGCCTTCCAATAATCCAACTTCCATCACCATAAGGCAATTTTGCAGCTGACAAGGTTTGCTGTGTTAATTCCTCTTGTCCAGAATGTTGCAACCTGTGTGAATTGATTGCACCTAGCCATCGATCGCAGCTCTCTGCATAAATAGCCCCATCCATGTCAGTTACTTGGATGCCTGCTGGCACGAGCCTCGATGCAACTGCCTGACTTGTCCTTTTGCTATAAGCCACAGTTTGCGTGTTGTATTTTCTTACATAAGGCGCAATATCGTTTGCAACTGCTAAATCGTTTAAGCTGTAATCATTTGACCAAGTGTGAAGCAATTGCACATAAAATCTTTCCCCCGATAATCGCTGAGCAGCTACTAAGGCGCCAAATTTTCTATCAGGCGACAAGTCAAGTCCAAGCCAAGTAGGTTGCTCAGGATCTAGTGGTATTGGATCTATCTGACACATTGCCCATTTTTGCGGATCAATTGCGCTGTTTATTGTATCAACCCACTGGGTAAGCAATTCAGTTCGGACAATGTCTGGTGGATCATTAATTGCTGCCAAGATGTTATCTGGATGAATTGTGATTCCTAATGATGGGTTGGCTTGAGCAAATGCAGACCAGTTGATATCGCCTGACGGAAGGTGGATCGGCGCATCTGGTTCGGCACTCCACTCAAACCACCCAATCGGGTCATTGGTTGTAGCTGATGCCAATGCCCTCTCACGCAATTTGTTTAGAATAACTGAATGCTGATCTCCTGCTGAGGAATAAACCCATACCTGCGGATTCTTAGCACTCATCATTGAGTAACGCATTGATGACCAAGCATCTTCATCTTTGTATTCTCTCAACTCATCCATGTGAATTGTTTCAGGCTTACTCAAACCTCTAGCGGCATTGTTGGCAGCCTTTACAACAAACCGCCTATTCCCAAATAACTCAATTTCCTCTGCTCCATGTTGCCAGCGGATTTTCTTTAGTTCCTTTTCAAGCTCTGGATGTTGTTCAATTAATGTAACAATTTGTCTAAATGTTTCAAGTGAGGTTGTAAGCCTGTGAGCTGATGCAAGCTGTAAGCCTTCGTTCCACACAAACATGCCAGTTAGGATTCTGAGCATCATCAATGTGCTCTTTCCATTCTGCCTGCTAAGACACAAACCTATTTCTGAAGTTGCCCACCTGCCATCGTCTTTAACTTTGTGAGCATGTATTGCAACAAACTTTTGCCAATCCATCAGCTGTATGCCTATCTCAGTTGCAAAGTCAATCATTTCTTGACCTTTAGAGGGCAAATCATTAAGTTTGGAGTGAATACGCGGTGTTTGCACACCTCCTAATCCTGAAGGAGCCTGATCTAAAAGGATCTCTCCCGTTTGTAAGTCAATCAATCTGATCCAGTCTGATCGTGAGCGATCGAGGTGTTTTGTGGGTTAGAAAAGGATCGGGGGGTCGGTGGTGTCCCTCCACGCACAAAAAAGCGCCCCCCTTTGACTAAATTACATTTTTTACAACTTGCGACAAGA